TCCGTTTTGTTGCTCGGTTGATATGTTGTTGAATTTGTTGTGCAAAAGGTTTCTGTCGTTGGTCCGCAATCTCATCTGAGAACTCACGCGCCTCGATGCCAGGTCGCGCTTGAATACCATGCGCTTGCATTGCGCGCCGACCACGAATGACCGCCCGACCGCTTCCGCGCGAGGAAGATAACCTACGCCGTTTAGTCTTAGGGGAAAAATCAGCGGACATTAATGCCCAACGTGTGCGCGTGCCAATGTCAAGGTAGACCATACGTTCATCAGAAGTTGAAACAGTAATCGAGGCGTTGATAGCAAATTGTTTCTTTTTTTGGTAAATAACACCGCCCTCGAAACCGCTAGATACCTGTTTATACAACTTTTCGATCTCGCGTCCCTCTTCATCAAGACCATCGTTGATCGCGTCTTTAAAACCCTTGATGTTCATATGCTTTGGAACAATAGGCCGGATTGAAATGCGCGCCATTAGGAATACTCCAATTGTAGATTTTGTAGGTTTGGTCGAATAGCCTGCTCTGCGTCTATATCCCTACGGGATATTTTAGAATGTGATTGTATAAATTCTACGTGATTTAAGTTATATATATACGTTTTATTTGACGTTAGTTGCTGAATATTCAGACATTGTGATAAAATTGGGGTATGAAGTGCCCACAATGCAGTGTTGAGCGAAACAACGCGATGTTCGTAAAGGGGGCGAAAATATGTGTTTTTTGCGAACAGTTGAACAACAGGAACCAAAAAGTTGAGAGGCCAAAACCATGTAGGGGATGTGGGACAGTAAAACCACTGAAAGGAAAAGTACTTGATCTGTGCACCGATTGTTGGCCCGGAACCAAGGAAGAATACCAACAAGAATATCGCAAATGTAAAAGAGGAAAAGATAGACGCAAACTGACAAACCAGCAGTATTACCAGCGTAATAAGGAAAAGATCAAACAGCGATCTAGGGAACGGTATCGGAAACTGGCTCATACTTCTCTTCATGTGAGAGACTCTAATACGCTTTGATCGCCCGAAGTTCATTATTCTTCCTCTCCATCTAATAGAACAACCGTAGCGGTTGCGCCTGCAACAAATCCTGTTGCTGCTGCTCCAGCAATATTTCCAAGCACTTGCGCAAATGATAATCCAGAAATTCCAGGAAGAGGCCCGCGAGAAAGAGGTTCGTTAGTTTCTTCTAAACTGCATTGACAGTTATAACCGCGGCACTCAAGCGCATGCGATTGTGGGCGAATACCTGACGCTTCCCATACCGATGCGCGCTTGACCTTGCCTTCCAGTTTTAAACAATCATTACAATTGTGAACTACAAATCCATTAGCAACATAATTTTCAACTTCTTCAATACTTAAATTATATACAATTATATTTCTATTGTATAATGTACTTAACTCAACATTGTTCAGATGCAATAAAGGAATATCATTATGGGTCGCAAAAAATTGTCTAAAGAAGTTACGTTTGCTTGTAAATATTGTAATAATACTTTTATACGAGTTGTATATCCAAGTTCTAGAAGTGTTTACGACTTTTGTTCCCCAAAATGCAGAAATAAAGGCAGAATAAGAATTTTTAACATTTCTTGTCCAATTTGTAACACTATGTTTTATCCTATTAGCCAAGGAATTGATGGAAGAAAAAAGTTTTGCTCCAAAAAATGTGCAGATAAATCTAGAACTATTAACTTTGAAAATAGGAAAGAACTTAAGAAATATATTCGAAAAAACTTTGCTCAGGAAGGACCAGATCAGGCCGCAAAAATATTTAATATCAGCAGAAAAAATGTTCAAAATATTGCTTACACTATGGGGGTAAAACTTTCTCCTAAGATTTATTATCGAACAGTACATAAAAGTGCTAAAGATTATATGAAAAAGAATAATCCGATGAAACGGGAGGAAGTTAAAACTAAAGTTAAAAAGTATTGGGAAAGTCATCCCGAAAAACAGAAAGCCCACCTTGCGAAAATGAGACAAGCTTGCTCTAAACTTAGACCAACTAAACTTGAAATAAAACTTTTTACTTATTTGGAACAACTTGAAGCAGACTTTGAACCATATGCTATTATCAAGAAAAATTTTACTGTTGATGCTAAAATAGGAAAACTTATTATACAAGCTGATGGGGATTATTGGCATGGTCATCCTAGATTTGAACCTCTTATCGAACGCCAGATTAAGCAAAGAAGGCGCGACGTGGCTCAAGACAAATACTTGACCACCTGTGGCTATATTGTTGAAAGAATTTGGGAAAGTGAAATGTCTTTTGAAAAAGTTAGAAATATTCTCTCGCATTACAACTTGATCTAATATTTCTAAACTTTCTGCTCGCTTCCAACCATTTTTAGTTAATATTGGATGATTACTTGTACAAATAAGTTGATTATCTTTAGACTTTATTTTGACAAGATTTCCTCTGTACAAGTTCTTATGAACCCTCGTTACCTTACGAAGTCCATGTGTGGTCATTACTAAATCACCCTTTATAATATCTTGTATCGGTTTTTGTTTTCCTTTCTCTATTTCAATCATAGTATCTTTCGGAAAACAATGGTCTGTATCTCCCAAAACCCAAACCAGCTTCTTATCGCCACAAGCCATTGTGCGCGCTTGGTTATAAGCTTCGTTCCAGCGGTTTGCCCACATATCTATACGATACATAAAATCGTCAGCGGTTTTACCCGATAATTTGCCAGTCAGAATCGCTTCTGCAAAACTGTCAATGTAAGCTAAACTATTATTGATAATAGACTGAAGTTCAGCAAGTTCTTCAGGCGTAAGTTCATCAGGGGCAATTCCGCACTGCTTTGCTCCAAACTCCCATGCTTGTGTAAGATTATCTGTTATTGCTTCGGTCATACCAGATGCAAATGCACCTACATCACTAGAGTTATATAGACTGCGAACGAGAGATATCAAGCGCGCTTTGTAATTGCTGACAGATTTTGTTTCATCAACTTCTATTGCAAACGGAGTTATTTTCACCATGCTCAATAAACGGATCACATTAATTAGTTCAACTTCTTCATCATCTTGAATATCGGGCATAATTCCACGTAAAAGAACTCGGCGCATCAAAGGTGGAACTGGTTTCCAATGTCCTACTATATGATCTTCTTTATTATGATTCTTTATATAACCCGCTGCTTTTAGATGCGAAATTGATGAGTTTAGATCGAGAACATTCAATGAAACTATCTGCGCCGAAGCTGTTATTGCAGATATATCAAGAGGCGATGAAGATAGGATCAAGTTGTTCAAAGAAACTACAACTTCTCCGGGAAGAATAGTAATATCAAATAATGAAGAAGATAGTAATAGACTGTCCAATAGAATAAGTGTCCCAGATGCTACTTCAGAATCGATAATAGAAGTGGTCAATGATTGAATATCAAGGTTTATCGCAACTGCCCCAGGAGATACGGTCAGATCGACTACAGAATTAGCAAGTGTTAGGATATCAAGAGGAACAGTTTTAGGTCCAGAACCTAAGTCCACACTCAAATCTATTGTATTAGCTGCTAAAGAAAGGATATCAAGGATAGCTTGAACCGCGCCTGGAGATATATTTAGATCGACAAGCGATGAAGCCAAAGTGAGAATATCAAGCGAAACTATCTGTGCGCCGCTACCTATATTTACAGATAGATCGATAGGCGTAGACGCTAAAGTGATAATATCAAGAACTATTTGAACCGCGCCTGGGGTAACTGTAAGATCGAGAAGCGCGCTAGTAAGAGATGCAATATCTAAGGGAACAGAAACTGCGCCTGGGACTACAGATAGATCAACTGTGTTAGCAATAATCGATAAGATGTCCAATACTGCGCTCGTCGCACCCGGAACAACGGATAGATCAACATGTGTTCCTATTAGAGATAAGATATCAATAAGAACAGATGCATTTCCAGGTACTACTGAGAAATCAATTGGGGAAGAAGCTAGGGTCAGAATATCCAGTGGAACAGTTGTAGTTGGCAGTGGCGCGGTTACAGTAAGATCGATCACTGAACTTACCAGAGATAAAATATCTAAGAGAGCAGAAACCGCGCCTGGAGTCACGCTCAAATCAATCACAGAACTGGCTAATGTTTGAATGTCTAAAGGAATAGTGATTGCGCCCGCTGCTATAGTGACCGTAGGAGTTTGATTATAGTTATCTAGCGGGGTTCCTGCATTAGTAACACGAAGGACAATATTTTTTCCTGCTGCAACATCGCCACTCCGAATTTGAAAACAATAATCTGCTTCTTGTTCTTCACCATTAGATAAGTTATTGGTTGCTGTCAGACCATCATTATCTTCCTGACCCGCATTTGTAGTATCAAATGTCTGCGCGCCTGCTAACCGTTCAGAACAGCTACTTCCTTCTGTTAATTTGGTCGAGGCTGACATTCTTACTATACTAGAAGAAGCATTAACAGGATTCCACCCACCTCCATCATAGTTATATTCTAATTGCAGTTGAAGGCCACTGGCGGATTTTGTACCAGTATTAGAAACACTGACACGAAAACGATAGTTCACATCTGCTGGTAAAGTCTGGTTCGAGTTCTTTGCCCCTAAGAAAGTATTATCGCTTTCATTTGTGCCATCATCATCTCCAAACCAGAATAATTCCAGGTTCAGAGTAGGAGAACCACCGCCGCCAGTCATTTAAAATTCTGACCTTTCACTTTTACTATTGCCAGATTTAGGCGGAAAATCAAGATCGTTTTCTGCCTGTTCTAGAATCTCACGATAGAGAGTATGTTCTGCCCAACGTCCAAATCTCACTGCGCAAACCCAATCCTTTTGATCGTGAGTTAACTGATCCAACATTCCATAAATATCACTTGGAAGCCAATAGCCCCACTTCCGATGATACCAATAAAATGTTGCCTCTCGAAGCGCCTGGGTATTGATATTATATTCTACTGGATTGGGGTCCAGTTGAACAATGCAAACTACACCAAGCCCAGGCGCTTCCCAAGGCATCCCGTCTAGGTTTGTGAAAGTTGAACCATCATCGTAATAAATGCGCCATTTGATCTCTTTACTCATGACACACCTATGTTAATCTGATAATTGCTGCTCCAAATTGTAAGGTATAGTCGCCGCCATTGGTCGCTGTAGTCCCTAATTCCCAATAAGCAATAAGAGGAGCAACAGGTGAAATAGGAGTGTCATCATACAAAATACAGTGAGATGGAGTTGCTGGCGATAGTGGACCAAGTGATGTCCAAGGAACATCGTTTGCATCAAACTCGCCGCGATCATTAGTGTTATCTTGAATTACGTCTTGTCCAGTTAGCGTTTCACCGCCAACAGTATAGCCAGAACCAGCGCCATATTCATCTGCAGACACATCTGCATATACAGTATGAGTATCAATGTTCGGCGTATGGCCTGATACTAAAATCATTTTGAGAGTGTCCCCACCGGTTGAAAGATCGAAAATACCTTCCATCACCTGTTCTTTAAAGTTGTTATAGATTGCACCATTGCCTTCTGCCATGATTATTCTCCTTGTGAATTGAATTCGGACGCTAATGAAAGCGAGTCCATGGTAATTGATTGATCTGTGGGAGGATCAAGTTCTTCACGCTCATTGATAAGTTCTACTACAGCTTTTAGTTGTCTTTGAGGTCTTATTACTCGTTCATCGCCATTTTGTTTGGCTTCACGAACGATATTAGTGAACAACTCACGAAATATTTTAAGCTTATCAGTTGGAAACCGTTTGATAGCTTCTTTAAGTTCCTCATCTGTCATTTCATCAATATTTGCCATATTATTTACCTTTCTTTAAAGTTAGTCTAGAAATATCGCCTGCGTTGTTACGTTCGATTATATAAACTTGTTTATTTTTGACCAGTTCGGTAATTTCACCAAACCCGTCACGTTTAATTTCATAAACTTCTTCCTCCATATCATCAACTTGTTCAACTTGTTCATGCTTTCCAAATACATCTTTAAACGTGTCAAACACTAACTGTTGCGGATTGATCTCTTTATTAAACCACGAAAATTCTTCTTCCTGTTCTTTTTTCTCGCGTAGAAAGTTATCTTGCGCCATACTATTCTCATCATTAGGGCGAGCTCCAATAGCTTGTTCGCCTTCCGAGTTCTGAGTAGCGGTTTCACGATCCCCTTGCCTATTGGTACTGGCTGGAACAGTGGGACTTTGAACATCTTGCTGTTCTTGAGTCTGTTCTATTTGAGTTTTAGCCAATGCAGATTCATATTCACTTTGCAACCATTCAAGAGCAGCAATAGCTTCACGCGCCTGGCGGGTTTGAATCTGGCGTGATTCGTTGGCAAGAATTTCCTGAGCAATTGCTAATTGAGAACTGATAGCATTGAGAACTTTCTCTGGATCATTGGCGCGGATGTTGACCGGATTAGAAATATTTGGAAGTGTGAGAATGTGAGCGTAAGTTTCTTCTTTACGGTAGAAAAGCGTCCCTAAAGGAAGTCCATCTGGAAGTCTGCCATCTCCTAATTCAAGATTCTTAAACTGGTCAGCAGAGATAGAACCGTCATATACCATACGTTCCCGTTCTACACGGCTGTCAGTCACACCAAGTGTCATATCATTTTTACGCGCTAGTGACCTTTCACGATTGATTTCGGCGCGTTGGCGGTCTTGTGCATCGTCTTGAAAATCGAACACCATTTTCAAGAATTTAGGTAAGAACCAGTTGTCAAACATACGTTCGGTCTCAGCAATGATTTGACCTGGACCCTTACCGCGTTGTTTAATATGAGAAAGGATCGCATCTGCACGAGTTGTACCCCGTTGCTGTCCCGGCCATAGTTCGCGTGCATCAACGCCAAACGCAAGCGCAATTGCTGCCATGGCGATATCTGTCCCCGTCTCTTCATTAAAACCGTCAGGAAGGGTTGAAAGAGAGATCAATTCCAATGACGGTTCCTCAATCTCAGCATCGCCAACAATGGGCATCAAGCTGAACCGTTTTAAACCACGATTATCTGATTGGCCTGCAACAACTTCTAACGCCATTCCCACCGCTTTAGGGTCAAGGCCGCCGCCAGCTAACATAATGCCACGAGTTGGACGAGAACCTAGTTTCTCCTCTTTATATTGAGTCATGTCCAATAAGTTGCGACCATAAGAAGAAGAGCGACTGACAGCACATACGCCAATACCTAACATGCTGACACGCTCAGATGGAAGCTGTGCCTCAAATGCAACACGAGTCCAATGTAATTTACGCCGTGTGCCATCTTCATTAGTATAAACTACGGGATATACTGGATCAGATGTGCGCATACATCGGCTAGGATCAAGATGCGCAACTGAAAGCGCAGGCCCCATAATCGGACCCGCTTTGTTCGGGCTGCTGTCAATAATTTCCATGAACCGCCCATTATCTTGACCCAGCAATGATTGGATTTGCTTCGAGTAGAATTGTCCCCATCCAACTCCACCATCCGCAGATTCTTTCAGCCTGCGTTCAAACGTGTCCGCAATTTTATAGTGAGATGTGATCGCAGTATCACAAGGTTCAATATGAAATGGGATCGTGGTCATCTTTGAAACCATGGCATACATCGCGCCAGATAATAGATTTACCGTTTTCCAAAACTCGCTCAACGCCTGGTCACGAGTCGGAGACCACCATGGAGGTAATGTGTCCGAACTCTGAAAGAAATAGGCGATCTGCCGTTCCAAGATCGAAGAAATTCCGCCCACTCCTGCCTCGCCCAATTCATCATCTTTGAACCGACTCTGGATCGATTCCTGACGCACTTCTTCTACCAACGGGATGTTCGCCTTGGTTTCTAATCCGTTGCCACTTGCACTTTCAATCGCTTCCGCTTCCTGTGGATCAAATTTTCCAATTGTCATAGTTCTGCCTCTACTTCCAAACAATTTCAGTCTTACCACCATGACCGTGTATCTTTTCAACTGTCTTAATATCGTCATACACTACTATCGATGTATACTCTGTCAGCCAACTCACCACGCACTTCCCATTACTGAACTGCACTCTTTCAGCCACTTCCCCTATCCCACTTACCCCACCCTCGTCCTCATGCCGATACAACACGAACGCTTTCATCCCACTATCCATTTTCTACTTCTACTGTGAAAAATTTCACAAATAGATCCCAAAAACGGCGGGTGGTGGGAGTGGACGGCGAATAGCGTTCGCGTTCGCGCATGGAATCGATACGCGTGCTCGTGTGCATGGTGCATGGCCTGGGCGCGCGTGGGGCGAGTCTCGTTGATCTGTGCGCGTGCAGTGTGTATGTGTGGGATGTGAGCGCGTGTGTGGGCGTAGGAGTATGGGGTGTGCGCGTGTGGGCGCGGTAAATATAAAGAGATATAAAGGACGGCATAAAGAGAGTGTGCGCTGGTGTGACCTGGTGCGTGGTGGGTGCGGGCTGGTGCGTGGTAGGTGTGAGCCATGGTATATAATATGGAAGGATCACAGGTACGCACAAGGGGCTGGGCTGCCGCGTGCATGTGGTATAGATATAGATATATATAATAATGGGTAATAGGGTAGTGTGCGCGGCATGCGCGCGCTGGCTGGTGTGCGCCTGGTGTGTGCGGGCGGGCATAAAGGGGTGGCAATAAGCGCACTGATTTGCTAGTGTGGCTCTATGGGATTGACATAAAGCCACATTAGGGATATACTCGTTATATCCCCCCCCCCTCCTACAATCGTAGGCTGACAGAGACCTGTGCACCACTGGCGGGTCTTTTTCAGTGTGGGCACAAACGTCCTGGTGTGCAGTGGCACGATCTGCAGCCGCGCGTAAAACAATTCTTGCTGTCTGAATATTCAGCAACTTTTTAACCCTGTTTCTAGGCATATATTGGTACATCCGCGCTCGTTCCGCCCCTGCGCCTAGATTTAGTCCTGATCTGCTGTAATTCACGTTTTTTTCCATAATTTGTTATTTTATGTCAACCTAAAAAGTTGCTGAATATTCAGGAAGTTAACGTCAAATAATTCGTATTAATTAAATAGGAATACAGATTATTTGACCGAGGGATCATAAAACTTCCTGAATATTCAGACATTTTTATTCCTCATAATTCGCCTTGCCCGACCACATAAACGCTAGTCTTTGCAGGGCGTGCGATCTCTGGACCGACCACAGCCTGAATAACTGGGTCTGCATGATCCGTTGACCGGCCTAATCGTTTTCTCAAATCTTGTTTGCTTTCAACTTGCAAAACCGCGTCACTTTTTATCACAAATTTGGGTGCGGTCAACTCGCCTATCAATAAATCATTCCTGGGCAAACTAATTGCGCCCTTAGACTCTGGATCTAATCGTTCCCTAAATGCCCACCACGCAGCCGCACGCAAATTAGCGAATTTATATTGTTTAGTGCGATCTTTCAAACTAGGGGGAACTTTTCTAGAAGCTACGAACGCCACAACCTTTTTGATTCCTTGCTCGATCAGCCGATGGTATGTGCCCAATCCGATCCCAATCGTATCCAAAAAGACATATACACCGTATGCATCAATAATTCCTTTGATCTTCCCGGCCATTTGCATCATAGCTGTATCTGGATTGTAAAATTTTTCTACCTCTAAATCCGCTACGTGTATATTGTCGTAGACTTTGGCAATGGTGGAATCATCATTGCCAGGTGTGCCGGTTCCCATGTCCACCCCAACCGATGTTAGTTCTCCCATAATCCCACGATCCCGCCACTGGTCGCCTCTCTCCATTGCCAATTCGACCCAAGCTAGGGGAATGATCCCGTCCTCATCCGTAGCGGCAAACTCACCTAACACATGATTTTGGTATAGCGCCGATTGTTCGCCCCATTGCCGAAACATCCGCTCCGCCCATTCCTTATCCATGCGTCCGGCGGCGATTGCGTCCTCCCTGGTTACATGCACAGCGCGCCAATTATCAAACACATCGCGCCGTTTGTGTAATTCATAAAATCTACCCATTGGCGCGCCGGGCGTACTGATTGATAACCATTTGGTCATAATGCCCCCTCCCGCGATTGTCCCCTCCATACGGTCAAATGTTTCTGCGGATATCAGTTTGCTTTCGTCAAAAACGATAAAAATATAGTCTGCGTGCGCTCCCTCCATAGTTTCACTGTTATCGCTTGCCATTGCGAACGCTTGCCCCGTGTGCAGTTTAAGCGTCCGTCCTTGTAATTCTAATCTGGGATCGTATGGATCACGTCCGACCTTATCCCACTTGATCTTTTTAGCCCACTTGTGAACTTCGGGCCAGAGGAATTTTTCTAATTGTCGCCAGTGGCTCGCGGTCGTGGGTGCTTTCCAATCTTCCCCATCATAAAGCAGCCCGAACAGATTTATCAAAATAGCGGCTAGTCCTGTTTTACCGAGTGTTCTAGGCCCTCTCACAGTTTGGCGGTCAACTACATTAAAATTGCCTGCGATCTGTGCCTGGTACGAGGTCAATCCGCCGTCAGTACCGAAATCGAAAATATCATTTATTCCTGCTAGCCAGTCATCGCGATATTTGTTTTGGAATCTAAAATAGCTTGAGTTTAGATTCAGGCTGACGCGCTTACTAACAAATTTACGAGTCGCTTTTTCTGCTAGCAGGGACTGGTACGCCTGCTCGGATAAATAGTTTCTCAGATTCGTCATAACCTAGTTCGTTTTGTAATTCCTCAAATTCAATTTTGCGTTCGATGATTAATTTAACTACATCTGCGCGCCAATCGACCATTTCGACTCTAGTATGTCTGCCGAATTCATTTGTATGGATTCTTTCAAGCAGCCATGCGTTAGCGGTCCAATTTCTAGAGTCCTCCCCGGCCTTTTTAATTCGTTGCAGCAGTTCCAACTTTCGATAAGGAACTGCTCTTTTGACTGCGTATGCGAATCTAAAAAAGGGCAGTTCGTCTTGTAGCACGTCTGTTTCATCCCATGTATCGCCATAGGCATCGTTAAGGCGTTTAACCTCTGCAATTCCGCGCTTTTGCCAACTGTAAAAAGTAGCTTCAGGGAGGCCGATCAGAGCGCAAGCGTCTTTTGTAGATAATGCACCTTCGGCGATGATTCGGGCAATCAGTTCTGTTAATTCGGGGGTACATTTAGTTTTACGTCCAGGCTGATAGTCAGGATCATGGAGTAGGTCAACGAATTTCGGGACCTCGAAGCGTGGTTTATTGGGATCGTCAGTCATAATTATATTAGAACAAATGATTAGTAGTCAATTGAATCACACTACAAAACAGATTGTAGTCATGTTAAAAAAAGTAGAAGTGTACTTCAACCCATAATAGCACAGTATAAACTACTGGTCAAATTATTGGTAAATCCCCATTTATAGGCACATTTTGCCTCAAACCTAACAAAATTGGTACTTGACAAATCATGATTTATTGGTATACTAATAGTATAAAACGTTTGATAATGAGGAGTAAACGATGTCACTAGCACAAATTGCAGCACGAGACAACACCCAAGCCCGCACCAATGCGCACTACCTGCGCCAGATGTCGAATGATCTGGTCAAAGCTGAAGAGCAACGCAAACTGTTTTTGAAAGCTGACGGCTTTTGCGAACATGGTATCTGGAATCAATCCCTTGTACCGTGCAAACAGTGCAACAGTAAATAAAAGGAGTTGACAATGTACAGCGGATACACTACCAAAGAATATAAAAACAGGCGCACAAACGAAGCGGTTAATCATTTACGTCATTTTTGTGTGAACAAGCCACAGATAACATATGTAAATGTAAATGATGATGGATCAATATCATTTGTCCTCAAGGATAAATACACTAGTTATATGACAGGAAAACTGTCTTGCAGTAAATATGATGGCCTTTACGATGGAGTCGACATTTACCTTACAGCTATAGAGTCGACTTCTGAACTGGTCATGATGCACCCCTCAATAAAATTAGAGCACGGGGTTATTCTTAGGATGATAAACTAAATGCCTACAGGCGAAAGGATAGATGAGATGATTTACGTAATAGTTTTTTCTGACGGATCATTAGGGACAGCCGGACGTGAGCCAAACCCAGAACACTATCAAGCAGGCTCGCGCTTTTTCCGGTGCGCTGAAGATTTAACTATTTCTGACATCAATGAGTTGCAATTTCTAAACTGGGAAATCCCCGGACGGCTTGAAAAACAAGTGAAGCAATATTATAGCTCTACCTAGAGCTACTGTCGAAATAGGGGTCTTATCGATCCCTATCGGGCAAACTGCCGACTTGCCCCTGATGAGACTAGGCAAACGAGGAGTAAAAACGATGTCAACACAACTACAACTAGCAACAGACTTACCCGCACAACTGCCAGAGGACGTTAAAGCTGCTACCAATGCTTACTTACTGGCGTATACCTTCGCTGAAATTACCCGCGAAGCAGTAGACAAGATTCAGCGTGAGATTTTAGCTGAACTTCAATTCATGACCAAACCGCACCACCGCAGCAAGGATCACCCGCATGTGTGTCTCGATCCAAAAGAGACCTACCACTTGAGCGACTCCGACTTTCAAGTCTACCTTGACGAATCACACAAGCGCACCCGCGAAGCTGGAATCAAACCGGCTGATATGGAACGGGATTATTGTCCTGCTCTAGTAGCCGAGTCTTTACTGCGCGATGCTACGCATGCTTTGATTAATGCGGTCGGTAAAATGATAGGCTGGCCTAATGCGCTTGATAGTCTGCTTTGTCATATTGCAGACGGTAAGTACGATCAATTTATCGAACTATCGGTAAAGATGGTCTTGGTACATCCAGACTATATCCCCCCAACTTTATAACTACTTTACTCCTCCTCAAAATAGGGGGGTTGACCACTGCGCCCCCCTAGAGGATGACAAAAGGACTGAATCATGAGTAAGCCACTTGCAACGTTAACAATCGATGTACAAATCACATACTCACATTTAGAGCCAACCGAACCGCGGATGATTGCTTTATTCGGACAGGATAAGGTCGATCAAATCAAGCAGTCTAACGCTCTCGTGTGCTATGTCAAAATGCCTGATAAAACCTATTATGTAGGTTACAACGGCACAAAGTTTTATACTGCATCCTTTTTACCGGACTGGTTAAAGGGTATGTAAAGGAGTCTATTATGTGGACAAAAGGAACAATCAAAGTCAACTGGCTGTACATTGACTACCAAGCCAAAATTTACCCCGAACTTTCCCAATTCGGGATCAACCAGGGACGCATTAGCAAGCTGTCCCTACGTGTAGCAAATGAAGAGGTCTATTGGTTTGACCGCGGCCTTGACTTTGACCACTTGCCCGATGACATCGACATTAACCGCGTGGTCAATGAAATTGAAGCAATTTACGCATAATAAAGGAAACTAAAATGAAAACAAAATGGGTTACGATCTATATTAGCAAAGAGAATATTGGGCGCGGTATGCCTGCGCCTGCAGACGAGTTTGTGAAAACTGCTATTGTGAACTCGGAGGCACTTGGAGGCCGAACCAGCGCACTATACCAGGAAATGTACCCTAATAAATCAATCTGTATTGCCAAGGGCAAAGACGCTCCCCTGGTTTTTACTGAGGCATAAATTATATGATCTACCGCATCGAAACGGGCGAGACCCCAGAATACCGCTATTGGGTCATTGTGGATCAAGCTACAG